GGTTATCAGGTAATACGGTTTAGCACCGAGCAAGTGAAAAGCGGCAAAGCGATTGAGCAAATAGAGAAGATGGTAGGGGATTTGGGATGACGGCAGCAGCAACGATTATGCAAGCGACAGATTGGTCGAAATACAGTTTTGAAGAATGGTGTCGTCAGCTTGGAGCTTGGATAAATGGCGATAATGAGACAATGGTGATGGTTGTTAAAACCATGCCAACAAAAAGAATAACACAGCAGCAACGTGAACGTTTGCTAGCAATGTACATGTCAGATGAGACCCTTAGGGATCGTTTGTGTGTCCGTCGTAAAGGAACATGTTGCCAATTAGACTGCAACGAAGCACGTGCAATTCAAAGACTCTTTCTCGATATTCAACTTGTAGAAGATGTAATCCTTCAGGAATGGATCTCATCAATTTGGTCTCACCATGTGTTAGGTAATTCACTACGTGATATTGCTGCGAGTAACGACACATCCGTAAACCAAATTCGCCAAGATTTAAAATGTGGCCTTGCATATATCAAAAGCAGACATTCACATTTTGTATTTGAAACTTTTGAAAAAACCACTTGAGTGTGCGCACGGGGTATGGCATATTTCTGTTATAGTGGACGAATTTATAGTAATCCACTTAGTTACCGTAAAAGCTCATCATTTGATGGGCTTTTTTAATAATTAAAATGGTATATTAGAGCTGTCATTTAAGTACTTTGTTCTATGCCTGAAACCTATAAATACATCTACACTCAAATTAGTACATTTGGCTCTTTGCCAACACATAAAGTTTTCATGAGTAATATTGGTAGGAAAACAAAATTAGTATTCGCTGATAACTCGTTTACTTATGGCATTGTATCTGATTGGGCTCTAAGTCATTCGGGCCTGGATTCACGGAAATCCACATGGTCAGGAGAGCCTAAATCATTTTTAGAAAATGAAAAAAGCATGTTAAGCAAATATAAAGATGCACATCCAGAATTTATTACTGAAGTTGGTATCGGTTGAGGCTTTCCTTAGGCAATTGATGCCACAAGTACTTATATTTCAAGTAAAGGTTGCTTTGTCGGTGCATTGGGCGTATAAAGCTTACTCGTTGATGCGGGATGGAGCAGTCTGGTAGCTCGTCGGGCTCATAACCCGAAGGTCGTTGGTTCAAATCCAGCTCCCGCTACCAACGAAAAAGATTTAAAGTTAATAGCCTAATCTACACAGATTAGGCTTTTTTATGGCAGTTTAACTCTATTCGTAGTGGTTTAAATTTTAATGCCGCCACCCAGATTTACATACATCAAAGCTCGTTCAAGTGATCGGGCTTTTTTGTTGCCTGAAATAAAGGTGCTTGTGCCTCACACATGCAAATTACAGGAGAAAAGTCATGCCCATATACGAAAGCTTTCTGATTAGCTAAAGACTGTTTGAGTAAGCACGTATAGATCCCACGAAAGAGGATACAACCCATGTAGTTCATCGAGCATGGATAGGATATGCAGGATAGTAAGAATCAGATTTGGGAGTGATGCCCCGCATGAAAATTAAATACGAAAGCTGAAAATTAAAAATACTGTGCCTATCCAGTGGTTTTTAAAGTAAGTGAGTAGCGGTAGATCAGTTGCCGAGCTGATTAATATCGAACTATAGGTAAGGATGTGGCAGATCACTACATCCTATTTAATGGGCCTTAAGCTTAAGTGGTACAAGCGTCCCGCTCATAACGGGGAGACAATCAGTTCAAATCTGATCAGGCCCACCAAAATTCAGAAGCTCAAAATGCTTCGATTGTTGATGTGTATTTTTAGGCTTTTTAATTTTAATCATTAGTGGTATTCCAGCCTTTAGTCTTAAATTTAATGACTCAATTTTTTTAATTAATAGTATTAATGAAATCTTAACTTTACATTTTATTCTGTATTGTACATATTAGACATATCTTATTGAAAACAATAGAGTTGTTTACTCTTTTTATGAAAAAAAGCCAGATGCGGATATATTTGGCTGGTTTAATAGTAGCCCCAAATTTATTATTTCATTGTTTTTTATACTTTTAGTAATGTCACCAACATACTTTGGTTCTATTGAGGCTTCCAAAGTTATAAAAAATACCAATTTTTTCTATAGCCAGGTTAAGCTTAAAAATGATGATTCCAAATGGTACCTTATAGAATACATTGGTGACAAAGCCATTATAAAAAGCGCCCAATCAGACAAACTAGTCTATAAAGTTGTAGAAATTAAAGAAATTGATAAAATTATTAGTAATTATCCCATTTGGTAATTAGTTAAATTTATAAATAATAAAACTCGCTTATGCGAGTTTTTTTAATGGGTGCTTTTTATGAAAAGACCAATACCACCAGAACGACTTATGAATATTGACCCTTTAGATAATGTTGATTTTGAGCCAGCAAAAGAACTTGAAGAATGGATTATCGATACTTTCATTTCTAGTGATGGAAAACTCTATAACCCTGATCACGCTCATATATCGCCGTGGCCTAGCACCTTATTTAAAGTTCTATGGGCATCTTCAGCATTCATTAAAGCTGACCGAGTTGTATTGGGCCAAACTGAAAAGTTTGCACCTATGGCGGGTGGATGGCGCAAGTTACGACAAGAAAAACAGATGATTGATTGGTTCGGCTGTGTCCCTGACTTCATTATCACCATCGATGCAAAGTTTGCATCACAGGCAAGTGATACAGAATTTTGTGCATTGATAGAGCACGAGTTGTATCACTTGGGTGCTAAGCGGGACGAAGATGGGAATTATCTAATAAGCCCCTCAACAGGTGAATATAAATACTATTTACGACCACACGATGTTGAAGAGTTTCATGGTGTGGTTCAACGCTATGGTGCATCAGATGATGTGCAGAAGATGGTAGACCTTGCTAATGATGGGCCAACAATTGGGAAAGCTAAAATTGCACATGCTTGTGGTACCTGTCTTTTAAAATTGGCTTAAATTTTTTTTGCCATTTTACTTGGACGTACTTGGACGGATTTAGATAAATGGCAAGACTTAATAAACGGGTGAAACTCTATATAGTTCGGTCATTAGCAACCTATGAGACACCCACTGAAACTGCTAAGGGCGTCCAAGAAGAATTTGGCATTACGGTAACGAAGCAACAGTGTGAAGCATACGACCCAACTAAAAAGACAGGGCAGGATTTAAGCGAAGAATTCAAAAAGGAATTTTATCGAATCCGAGAGGATATGAATAAGAACGTTAATTCCATACCCATTGCAAATATTGCCTATCGCTTAAGGCGTCTCCAAAACTTTATCGACCATGATCGCTACAAAGACAATGCCGTGATTGTTCCTGATTTATTAGAACAAGCTGCAAAAGAAGTGGGTGGGCTCTATACCAATCGTAAAGAAATTACAGGCGCTGGTGGTGGGCCCTTGCAGAGCGAGAATGTTACATATGTGACCGCTACTGATGAGCAGGTAAGGCAGGCAATAGATGAACTCGAGAGCGAATATTGATCCTGTAAAACTCAAAGCAAAGCGCATGAAGTGTGAGGATGAGCACCTGTTTTTTACACGTGCATTCTTTAAGCCCCGTATGGGTTTTAAGTTCTCAGTCAATTGGCACCATGAATATATGGCTTGGGCGATTGACGAGGTTATTGCTGGGCGGATTGAAAACCTTGTAATTAATGTCCCTCCTGGTTCAGGTAAAACCGAACTGCTGACCAACTTGATCCCGCGAGGTATCGCACGGAACCAACGTTCAAGATTCTTATATTTATCATTCTCGCAATCACTTGTTGAGGATGTGTCATCTACAGCACGAAACATCGTTAAATCGGCAGATTTTCAAGGCTTATGGCCAGTGAAGATCTCAACCAATACCGATGCTAAGGCCAGTTGGAAAACGACTGTAGATGGCTATGAAGCAGGGCATGTTTATTCTGCTTCGATGGGTGGTCAGGTTACGGGTCGCCGTGCAGGTACATTGGCTGATAATGGGTTTACAGGTGCAATTATCCTAGATGATCCGCTCAAGCCTGAGGATGCATTTAGTAAGACGGCGCGTAACAAGGCTAATCGTAAAATATTAAATACCGTCAACTCTCGTAAAGCAAAGTCATCCACACCGATTATTTTGATCATGCAGCGTTTACACGTTGAGGATCCGACTAATTTTGTGATGACGGGCAACGTGCCAGGTAAATGGCATCAAATCTCCATACCGGCATTGATTGATGATGATTACATCGAGCAACTTCCCGAGCATATTCGCAAGAAAGTGCCTTTAGATGTTGAGCGTGATGAAAAGGGCCGTCAAAGCTATTGGCCACTGAAAGAATCATTGCAGTCATTACTGCAGTTGGAGAAAGGTGGACAGGACAAAGACGGTGCTACGGTGTCACGTTACACATTCAGCAGCCAGTATCAGCAGGAGCCTAAAAAGCTCGGTGGTGATCTGATCAAGGCTGAGTGGTTTGGTGAATATCACGAATTGCCAGAACTATTGTGGCGTGCTGTCTTCGTTGATACAGCCCAAAAGATCAAAGAGCAAAACGACTTTACTGTATTCACACTTGTGGGTATGGGAGTGGATGGGAAG